CGGCGCCACCCACGACCGCGGAGCGGAAGTCCTCGACGTCTGGCGGGGCGACCATTACGCCTCCCGAATGTAATCGACGTAAAAGTACGACGGCGATGTGGCGCTGGCGTCGCGGCGGCTCACGCCGGAGCCCGATTCGCGGTCCAGGGTGAGGACAAACGTTTTGTCCTCGGTGGCGTCGGCCTCGTATTCGACCTCGGTGCGATACGGGAAGTTGGTCGTCGCGTGCGCCCGGTAGCGCCGCCAGTCGAGAACGTTTCCCGATACGGAGTCCTCGCGGATCTTCACATAGACCTGATCTGCGGCCACGCTGGAGGCCATGTCGCTGTACCACGTGACCCGGTAGACGCGCCCGGCGACGACCGGGGCGACGACTGTCTGGACGACCGTCTCGGTCGTGCCGACGTCGCCAGAGTCGCCAGTCTCTATGTCTGTTGCGACCCGTTCACCGGGGACCTTCCCCGCGATGACCGTTTCCCCTGCGAGTGGCATAGTCAGGCTCCTCTACAGTCCGTACCGGGCGGAATTCCACAGGCGTACCGGGGTGCCGGCGTCGTGCGATTTCACTACACCATTGACGGACCGCGTGACCGTGAAGGTTTGCACATTCGCGGTGTCCGCGCCGATGGCCGAGACGGTCATCCGCTCCCCGCCCACGTAGACGTCGAACGGGACCTCCGCGCCGTCCGTGGTCCACACCGGCCCCACCGTGGTCAGCACGTCCACCCCGGTTTCCGTGGTGTCCAGAGCTTCGTCCAGCTCCGACCCGGCGGTGTCGTATTTCGACGGGTCGTCGCCCGGGGTGTCGCCGTAGACGGCCACCCGGTAGGGCGCGGCGGGCGCGGTGACCAGCTCTATGTCGCGCATGTGTGACTCGAGTGTTTCTATGGTGCCGACCACGAGCACGTCCACGTCATCGGGTGGCAGCCACGACGGCAGGTCCGTGATCCGCACCATGTCGCCCAGGTCGAGGCCGGCGACGTCCGCGGCGATGCTTGGCACGGCGTTGAGTCGGAACGGCAGCCGCGGGTAGCGGGCCTCGTCCACGGTGCCCAGCCCGAGCAGCCAGCCGGCGTGATCGGGTAGGAATCCGTCGCCCGCGGCGTTCACTGTGACGGTCGTGTCATAGGTGCCCACCCCGTCCGGTGGGTCCGCCGTGGACAGCGCGCCGGCCTCGAGGACGGCCCGCGCCTCGCCACTGTTCGGTCGCTTCGTGGTGACGTCGTTTCGGGTGAAACGGTCGTCGTCCACAGGTTCAGGCAGCCCGTGAAACACCTTCGCGGAGTAGTCCGCAGTCAGGTCCGGCGTCCCGTTGTATAGGTCTGTGCGGGTGCGATACTCGAGCCCGAGCGCGGTCCGCGACTCATACAGAATGCCGTGGTCAGTGTCAGCGGCCTCGAGTAGCAGCTCGAGCGGCGGGCGCGACGCCTGCGGTCCCATCGGCGCGGTGTCGTCCAGGTCGCCCACGGCGACAAACGGAATGCCCTGCTCATCGCACAGCCGCTCTATCCGCCGGCCCGCAGTCTCCCCGGGGTGGCCGAACGCGGCGGCCACAGCGTCAGCCAAGGCCGGCGGGTCGGTGTAGACGGCCCAGTGCCCGGTCGCCATCGCCGTGTCGGTGGTGATGCTGACTGTGGCCTGCGCCGACTGCGCCTGCTCGAGAGTTTCCCCGGTGTCCGTGAAGGTCAGCGCAGACACCCCGTCGATCCACACCTGGTAGTCGATGTCCGCGCCGTCCTGTGTGGCGGTCAGGCGCACGTGGTGCGGGTTGTCATCCCACAGGGAAGCGTCCACGGCCGCGGTCGCCACTGTGGAGAATCCCACGGTCAGGTCAATTTCGGACGTGTCAGCGGCGAACGTGATTCCGGTCGATTCCAGGTCCGCCCCGGCGCTCCCACCCCAGCGAATCCCAAAGACTGTGTTGCCTGCCGTGTCGGCGTACCCGCCCGAGCGCATGAAGTCAAACGTCCACGTGTCGACGAAGTCGGGCTGCGACACGGTTGCCTGCAGCGTCGCGCCCGCGTCCTTCGGTTCGATCTTCGCCACTCCGGGCAGCCACGACGCCAGTGCGCCCTGCCCCCACACTGACGGCGCGGGCCGGCCAACCAGCTTCACTGGGCCGCCGCCGGCCCCGGGCGCCGCGGCGGGTTGTACTGTCTGCGGCCCGTCCTCGAGCGGCCAGTACGCTGACGGCGACGTGGTGAGCAGGTAGCGCCGCGGCGCCGATGGCGCCGGGGCGTTCCCCTGCCCGAGCCGCCGCATGATGCCGGCGACCTCGAGCCCCGCGTAAACGTCCTTGCCGGGCTTGTCCCAGCGGGTCGGCCAACTGGCGACCTCCCCCACGATCCGCGTGTCCGCGCCCACTGACACCCGGGCGGGCGTGTTCCGCCCGATCTGGCCGTAGTAGTCGCCGGTCGGGTTGCGTGGGGTGTAGGTGCCGTCTCGGTTGTTCACGGTCACGGTGCATGTGGACGCCTCCACCTGGCCGCCCTCCGCGCTGCGCCCGCGGGTGATGGTGATAGGCGCCCGGGTGTAGACGTCGCTGGTGATGTCCACCCACGCGCCGTCTATGAACAGCTCCACGATGACGTCTAGGGCCGCCATCAGGCGTCCCCGAGCACGAACTGGACGTCGCCGCCCTTCCCGCGGATCGCCTTCCGTAGGACCTCGAGCAGCAGCCGCGCCAGGTCGTCCTGCCCGCGCAGCTCGAGCACGATCGGCCCGCCGGCCCTGCTCGAGGGTGTGACGCGCTCCCCGGCCTGCAGGATGGCCAGGGACTCCTGCCCGGGCGCGCCGGGGACGACGCCCCCGGTGTGCATCCGTGGGATGCGGAACGAACGCCCGCCGATGATCGGCACCCAGTCAGGGATGCTGAATCCCTTGCCGCCTACGGTGCTATTCCACGCTGTGCGCACGGCGCCGAACGCCCGGCGCCACACCCCGGAGATGAAATCGCCCACGCCGCGGACCACGGCCTTGACGCCGTTGACGGCCCCGGTAACGATCTTGCGGAACGTCTCGCTCTTCTTGTACGCCGCCACGAACGCGGCGCCGATGAGGAACAGTGCTGTGATGACCAGCCCGATCGGGTTGGCCCGCATAGCCAGGTTCAGGCCGCGCTGCGCGACCGTCATAGCGCCTGTGGCGACCGCGGACGCCCTGGTGGCGACACCGTGGGCGACGGCCGACGCCGTGGACCTGGCTGTGGCGACGGCGGAATGGATCATCCCGGCGCCGAGGGCCTTTATCGACGGAATGATGAAGTTGTAAAGCCCGGAGCCCAGGTCCCCGAGGCCCATCCCCAGCATGAGGGCGCCGTCGAACATGTCCCCTTTCATCATCATGGACACGCCGCGGCCGGTGTCCTCTACCCCGGTGAGGGTGTCGCGGAAGCCCATCGCCTTTGTGTCCAGGTTGTCTGACGCCTCGCCCGCCCGGTCGAAGCTGTCGCCGCTGTCGCGGAGCGACTTCGACGCCCGGCCGACGTCGGCCTCCATTGCCTTCGACGACGCGCCCACCTTGTCGAACGACTTTGTGAGCTGGTCGTGGTCCCCAGCGAAAGTCAGCGTCACCTCTGGCTTGCGGCTCATCGGGTGACCTCCAATCCAGCCTGCCGCGCCACGTCCACGAGCGCATCCTCGAGCAACACTGGGAAGTGGTCCCGGTGAGCGTAGTACGCCGGGTAGATGTAGCGGCCCTGTTTGTTGAATGGGCGGACCACGGACCTGCTACGGCCGACCTTGCCGCCGTAGTCCAGCCACCCGTAGTAGGGAACCCGCTTGCCGCCACCCGCGACGCGGACGGCGGTGCGGGTGCTCTTGGCCCTCACGGACCTGCGCGCCCTGCCGGACTGTGACGCCACCCGCGGGGTGGCGTCGTCGACCACGACGCCGGCCACACTGTTCAGCCCGACCCGGAGGACCTTCGGCATGTCGTCGTCGAGCCGTTTCAGGCTCTGTGAGAACTCGCGGAGCCCCTCGACGTGGATCGGTTCAGGCATCGCGGGCCGGCCTCTCCACGACCACCACGGGCGCCACGGCGGCGGCGGCGTGCGCTGTGTGCAGGTGGTCCTCGAAGCGGCGCGTCAGGCTTTCCACGGCGCGCTCTGTGCGGCCCACGGCGTCGTACATGGACGAGCCGCCGTTGGGTGACACTTCCGTCTCGACGCGGCCCAGCGGCTCAGACACCTGCCTACGTAGCCACCGCTTGAACCACAGCAGGCCGGCGGCCATCGCGGACGACAGGATGGTGAGCTGCGCGGCGATGGCCAGCACCTGCTGTATCTGTGTCACTGCCCGCCGCCTTCCCGCCGTAGCCGTGCCAGCTCTTCCCGTTGCGCCTGCCGTGCGAAGTACACGCCCCACCGCATGTACTCGTCAGCGGCCAGCTCCTGCCTCATCCGGGCCACTGTCATCCCGAGTTTCGTCGCCAGGAACATCTCGAATTCCAGATCCGGGTTCGTCTCGAAACGACTCGTATGCGCCCTTTTCGACCTCTCTTCCGATGCCGGACAGGTGTTCGATCCGGTTTATGAGCGGCTCCATTTCACCCGCGGGTGATGCCTCCTGCCAGCGCCCGACGTCCGTCTCTGTCAGCTTCGGGTCCACGATGCCGTGGGCCAGTAGCCGGCGCTCGAACACGGCCAGCCGCGGGTCGTCGTGCTGCGCGGCCAGGACCTCGCCGCGGGACAGGCCGCGGATGCGGAGCACGCCGAGCCCGGGCAGCTCGTACTCTTCCTCGGGTAGGCGCGCCTTGAACAGCGCCTCCCGGTCTACCCCGCTCACGCGCTCTGCGCCGTCGAGTCGACGTCGCCGCTCATGGTCAGCTCTACGGACCACATGATGTAGTCCGCGACGGGGTGGGTCTGGACGTAGCTCTTCACGAGCACGTCGACCTCATCCTGCGGCAGCCCGGCGCCAGTGCCTTCGGGTTGGTGGATGAGCACGACCACGGTCCCGCGCAGCGGCTGGATGACGGCCCGCGGCCCGGTGCCCGACGTGGAGTCGTACTTGCCCGAGATGGTGACCGAACCGGACGTGAGCCCGCCCAGGAACACGTGCCCGTCGTTGCCGTACGTGGTGACGTCGTGCTCATCGGCCTCGAACTTCAACTCCGAATTGTCGCAGTACTGCGACAGGTCGTCGCCGTCAAGGGAGACGAACGTTACCTTTCCATGCACCTTTGCCATTGCTCTACGCTCCGTCTCCGATGATGTCCAGGTCGAATATGGCCGCCAGGTAGTCGGCGCTTCCGATGGTTACGATGTCCAGTTCTGCGCGGTCCACGCGCACCGTGTCAAACGCGGTGTAGGTGCCGGCCTCCACCACAGCCTTTACTGACTTGGCCCCGGTGCCGGCGCAGTAGGCGTCCACCAGGTCGCGCGTGTTGCGGTCGTGGACCTTTCCCACGGCCACGATCACGGGCAGTGCGAGGGTGTCTGCTCCGCGGTCGTAGGTGGCGTCAAACTGTATCTCCTCGGGGTATGCCACGATGGCCGCCGGTGGTGTGATGCTATCCGGCGGGTACGCGAACACCCGGAGGCCGGCGATCGTGTCCAGCTCGTCGGCTATCTCGTCCATGACGTCGCCCAGGTCCACCTAAACCGCCCCCCACCATCGGATCATTTTGGACCTGGCTAGGGCCAGCTCCACGTCGGGGTCGAGCTTCGCGAGCAGGCGCATCTCCGAGCCCTGCTCCGGGGACCCGGCCACACCGTAGGGCGAGAAACGGCGGGCGTGGAAGCGGGACGCTTGCAGCAGTGTCGCCTGCTCGACGGGCACGGGTACGGCGTCCCAACCCCACACCGCGTCTATAGTGACGCCGTGCCGCTCCGTCGTGGGCTTCGCGGTGCTATCTGTGCCCACACGAAGCCCCGTGAACGGGCGGCCCTGCTGCGCGGCGTTCACCGGCTCAAGGGTGTAGTCGTCCACCGCGCCGGCCTCCACTGTCACAGTGAGGCCGGTGATGTCCTGCAGGTCGTCGAACGTGATGACCCACACCCCGGCGCGGCGGTCCCAGTACGCCGTATAGGACCGCTCCTCGGCCGCGGCGACCTGCCCAAATTGTCGGTGGCAGAATCCGTCCACAGCGCGTGACGCCGTGGTGATGGCGAGCGCCAGCTCCGCGTCGTCGTCAGTGTCTGGAATCCTCAGAAAGGATTTGAACTCTGACAACGTTGCATAGTCCGGCGCCCACACCATCTCAGATCACGCCCAGCAGGTGCAGCAGCAGCAGCACTGCCAGCAGCACCACGAGCAGGCCCACGACGCTCACACCTACTCCCCGGCGGGTGCAGCGGGCGGCGGCTTGACGGCCGTGCCGGCGTTGTGGGCGGCCTTGGCCCTGGCCTGGCGCTTGCGGGCCGGCGCGGTGCGGGCGAGTGCCCGAACCTTCACCTTGCGGTAGGCGCCCAGCGCCTCCGTGTTTCCCTTGAGCAGCATCGTTCTTTACCTCCTGTTTACGTGGCGGATGATCTTGGTTTGCTTGGTTTACGTGGTGATGTTCTCGAGGGTGGCGTACGCCGAGCGGTTCTGAATGTTGCCGTCCGCCCGCTCCCACGCCACGTATTCGATCTGGCCGTTGTTCGCGCGCGACCACGGGTTCACCACGAGGGTGAACGGCGCCACGCGGCGGATGACGTACGCCTCCCGTAGGTCGCCCAGCGCGGCGAAGCCGCCGGCCACGCCGTCCGCGGTGACGGCGTTGCAGCCTTGGTCGATCACGACGGGGTAGCCCAGGAGCTCCCGGGTGGGCGCCTGGCCGATGCCTGACTGCGCCTGTGGCAGGACCAACGGGCGGCCGTTGTCATCCTCGAGGCGCTTGACGGCCATCCACGTCCCCTTCGACATGAGCCACTTGGCATTCTGCTCGTACTCAGGGTCCAGCGCCTCTTCGACCTGCGTCAGCTCGAGGTAGGCGATGGTGGCCTCCACGTCCAGCACGACGTCGGCCGTGAGGCCGTCGTGGAGCAGGCCGAACGGGAGTGTGGTCCCGTTGCCGTTCACCCAGTCGACGGCTTGCTTGCGCTGGATGCGCGTCCCCAGGGCGCGGGCCACCAGCGACTGGACGTCCACCTGTGAGTCCTGCATCAGCTCCACGGACACCCGCAGCGGGGTCGTGGTGCCGGCGCCGGTGGACGTGTACTTGAACGCCCCCAGCGCGACCGTGCCGAACGCCAGGTCGTCGCCATCGACGAACGCGGCCTCTTCGGCGGTGATGTCGCCCGAGTTGGCGGTGTCGTCGAGGGACGGGTACTCGAGGGCGCCGCCCTTGTCCGTGGAGAACGTGTCGACCTCCGCGGCCAGGCCACCGAATGCGGCGCGGACCTCCACCAGCTTCTGGCGGAACTCCGGGGACACGAGGTAGCCGCCCTCGGAGTCGGTGCCCACCTGCTGCGCGTTGCGCAGCTCTTGCAGGTCGGCGTTCGGGCGGCCGGTGCGCAGGTACGCCTCAAAGGCGCGGTTCAGGTCCTCGAACTCATCCGGGCGGGTGCCGCCGATGTTGACGTGCAGGTCGTTCCGCACCGGCGTGTTGTATGCGGTGTTGCGGGCCCGAATCTCGTGGTCACGGTTGGCTGTGGCCAGGTCCGCCTCGAGAGCTTCGTACTGTGTGACCTCTTCGGCCGTGAGCTGCCGCCCGGCCGCGCCGTCCACGATGGCCTGCAGCGCGGCGAGAATCTGGTCGATGTCCACTGTCACTCCCCTTTCAGGAGTAGCCGCGCCCGTGCGCGGATCATTGCACTCTGGTTGTGCCGGTCGTCCGGCCCTGTTTCGGTGGTGTCGTTTGCCACCCGGTCTGCGAGGCCGGCCTCTACGGCGGCTGCCGCGGAGTACCACGTCTCGGCTTTCATGGCGTCGCGCCACGTCGCCGTCAGGCCGCCCGCGCGGTCCGCGTAGATGCCGGCGATGGTGTCGGACAGTTCGTCCAGCAGGTCCGCCATTGCTTGCATGTCCGCGGCGTTCCCGAGCACGATTCCCGAGGCGTCGTGGATCATCATTTTGGCGGGCTTCTGCATTGCGATGGTGT